TTACCGGCAGTCTCTCCGAAACTCTTCTTGCTAGTGGCACCACCCTTGGTGTTCTTCTGGATACCTTCTATGGCCTGAAGTAGTTTATCGTCATATACCTTTTTGTCGCGACTTTCTTCTAGGTCATCACCGCTCCCAGTCTGAAACGATTGTACGACATTCAAGATTCTACTATTGGTAGTGTTTATAGCATCCAATGTTTTACTGGAGGTCTCTACCTTAGATATCGCACTATCCAGATACCCATAGATATCCAGCGCAATCTCCGTCAAGAGGTCGTTCTGTTCTCCAAGTTTCTCTGATACTCGTTTAAGACTCATTGGTTATCCTTTCTGTTTAGCCCTCTGATTTTTCTCGTTGATGTCGTCAACCAACATCGTCAAGTAAATCTCTCTCTCCCAAGGTATCATTCCTTCTATTTCATCTAACGAGTAATTAAAGTTATTCAATAGTTGGAAATTGACTTGGTAATAATTGGCTAGGGTGTCATGAGAGAGATTTATTAAAAAAAATCGTCAAGTCCTTTCAGTGTTTTCTTATTATTATGACCGCATGATGTACATGCGAATTCTATATCTTGAGACAATGATGGTATCGCAGCTGCGAAGGCCGAAACCTTTTCGAACTGTTCGGTCGTCATAGACTCTAAGAAGTTTATTATCTCTTCTTGTGGTTCATCTTTAATAGCGAACCTTTCTTCTTCGGTCAATACCGAATCTAGACAGGTGACGATAAGTTGAAGTAATGCCTCTGTAGCGGTAGTGCTGTCCAAAAGATTTTGATTGGACAGAAACTCTTCGTATGTCGGGAACTTCATTTTGACAATGATGTCATCTGTCAACGAAACTGTCATCTCTGGCACGTCACCTTTGACTTCTACCTTATCAAGTTCAATCGAGACTTCATTGTTCGTCTCACATTCTGTACAAGGTACGAGTATATCTGCGGTCTCGCCTACGGACTTTGACCGTATCTTGGTGAACATGTAATCAACATCGAATGTTGTAAGGGAACCGTCGATAGTCTCTTCTACACAGGCTTCGATTGTACGTATAACTGCCCTGACTAAGTCTTGACGGTTCTGCGCTTCGAATGCTATGAGAAGATTCTTCTGTTCCTTTACGAGGAATGGTCGATAGACCACACTCTGTCCCGTCGAGGGTATTTCCATTTCATATGTTGGTGCTGAGTTCAGTTTTGGTAATGCCATGATGTATCCTATATTATATAATTAAATTAATCCACCTAAGTTTAGATTGACTTTACTATCAATTAAACTTCGTTCATCGTCTATCACTTTCCAGTTGGTGTAAGAGAACTGCATTGTACACTCAACTAGTTGTCCGTCATTGCTCAGTTGTATTGAACTGAGGGATGTGGGAAACGCTTCTAATAGTTCTACACTGTATATAGAAGCACCGCCAACATCGAAATTAAAATCTAATGGCCCGAGGTCGAAACCGAATCGTGCGATTGGTTTACGCAACTGCCGTATAGTAATAGATTTTGAATAATTGTTCTTGTAACCCACCTCACCCATCTTGAGAGAAGCTGAAAATTTAGCTTGCGCTTCCTTGACAGCTGCTTTCTCTTCAGGTTCCGCATCTTCGGATGATGCTTCGGGTTTTGATTTGTAATACATCCCGACCATTTCATTCGCCCATGTATCAAAGTACTTCTTAACGCCATAGTCGTTCAAAACGTAAAACGTTATCGAAACATCTTCTACCCCAAAACCATTCGCGACCTTCTCATTAAATATGCCGACGTTTCTGTCCAGACTCATAATTTGTCTGCCTGGCATATTAACTTCTTTGCATATAACATTTAGTTCACGAGAGTCCAATCCGTTCAAAGATGGAAGTGTGACCGCAAACTGATTTGCCATCGCGATACCATTCTTAGAGGTCAGCTTGCCTTTTAGTTGTTCTATTCCCGCCATCGATTAGTCGCCTATCATTTTCTTGGAGTCGTAGTATACCTTCTTAGAGTTCGCCTTACGGAAGTCTGCGGTCGGTAGGAATGTAGCAATCTCCCACTCAGGTGCTGGTACCATCGCGAACTTACTCTTTACGTGTTCATTCAGATAGTGTTTGAAACACGGTTCGAAATACTTCAATTTACTTGACTTGACCAACAACTCATACGACATCTTGAATCGTGTAGAGTCATTGAACTTGGTGTTCGTCGTGATGTCCATCAACGCATCCAACATCTTCGCACGTAGGATAGGCGGAAGGTAGTGTAGGTTCAAACCATAGAACCCACCTTCAGCAGGGCCAACAACAATCACTAGAGGAAACGTATCGTAGTACGGTAACGTATCCTTGTGTTTAGGGTCATAGAAGAACATGTACATGTTACCGACGACTTCTTGACCTGTTTGTCTCAACGGGTCTTCTTTCATCAGTTCTTCACGTTTGATGCTTCTAAGATTCTTTATCTTTTGTCGGAACCAGTTGCGCGACTCTTTGGTGCGAGGTGTAATACCCGCACGGAACGCCTGTAGTTCTAATCTCTGAAATATGTTAGACATGAATGATTCCGTTAAAATTCGTACTTCTATTTATACGTTATTTTTTCTTTTTTCTGAAGGGAGGCAACTTCTTTAACGGTTTCTTGGTACGCATACGTTGGGTAGACTTGGGCATGATGCCCATTGCGGTGAGTTCGTTCTCTGTCCATATCTCAAAGTGGTACCCCCTATCCTTTGCGTATTCGGTTGCGGCCTTCCACTTGGACTGGTTTTTAATATAGGTCATACCCTCATTCAATAGAGTGTGACGGGACTTCCCCTGTTTGCGTTCGGGACGCATTGTCTGCTTGTGGGGTTTGACTTCTACCAATACAACCCGACCCGACTTGTACTTGATAACGAAGTCCATGAAGTATCGATGCGGTTTCTTATCAGTCTCACAGATGTAGGGGATGACCAACTCTTCGGACATCCATTGCACCACGTCCAGACTGTCATCACACCATTTCATAACATGTCGTTCCCAACCCGAACGGTAGACGACATTGTCCACGTCCCCAGCATACTTCTCTGGGTTCTTTGGTTTGTACCTACCTTTATATGTTTTCATTCCTAATTTCATGTATAAATACTGTAAACCTATTTATAAACACGAGATTTACCGATGGCAATCAAAGAATTTCTTTCCCTAGTAGTTGATTCTATCCAAGGGGAAAAGTCCGAAGCTGAAAAGGGTCAATCATCTCCCCTGAATACAGTATCTTCGAACCCTAACAAGTTGACCTATCCTCTGAATAATCAAGAGCGGTATGGTGCGAGTATAACTTTTAAAATCTTCGAAATCGTTCCCCCTACACTAAAGGGCGACACTGCGACGGTAAGTAAGATGTTGAGTGACGGTGAGGGTGGAGATAGTAAGTACAAAGCTCTGAATGACAAGGCCAAAGAATCTGACCGAAAGTTTGCTTCCAAAGAGATAACTTATCGTCAATACAAAGAACAAAAGAATACTATTCAAAACTCTATGGACGCTAGGTATGTGGCGGAACACGGCACAAAAAGTCCTATGGAGTATTCGGATAGGAGTATAGAAGACACCGGAGATATGGTAAAAATTTATTTGCCTATCGCATTCACCCAGGCGGACGGATTGAACTATGCTCAACCCGAACTGGGCCCATTTGGTGCCGGTATGGCCGCTGGACTTGGTCAAGGTAAGGGTATACTGGAGACTCTCGGTTCTGCTTTAGAGAAAGGGGGGTCTAACCTGACCGACATGATAGCGGGTAACCTTCAAGGTGCAGCTGCTGGACTCGCATTACAAAGAACTGCCGCCAAGATGAACACTGAGGCCGGTAATGCTTCTTCTCTAGCATTCGGTGTGACCGTGAACCCTAATGCAAGAACGGTATTCAAGGGTGTTAACATCCGTGAGTTCGCATTCCAGTTCAAGTTCATTCCTAAGTCTCCGTTAGAAGCGAGAGAGGTAGAGAAGATTATTAAAAGATTCCGTAGTTATGCATACCCAGATACTATCAACGTTGCTGGGATTAATGCTGGATACAAGTACCCACACATGTTCGAATTAGATTTATTCTATGAGAACGAGGATGGGGTTAAGAAACGCGTCGGTACCAAGATGAAGAAATGTCATCTGAAGGCAATCTCTACCAACTACAACGCAAGTAGTATGTCATTTCATTCCGATGGACACCCTACTGAGATTGACTTATCTCTATCCTTCGTGGAAGAGAGAACACTAAACCGAGCAGATATTATGGATGAGGATGGTTTCTAATGTCATACTTTAACGATTTTCCATTACAGTTCTATTCCTTCGGTGACGGAGAAGAATCAGCACTGATACAGAATATCACAACCTATGTAGAAATTCTTGATGATATTCGACAAAACTCATCTTTCTACCAAGATTATTACGTACAGGGAGGAGAAAGGCCTGACCAAACTGCATTTATGTTGTATAAGAACCCACAGATGCATTGGACATTTTACTTCATGAACGAAAAAATACGTGAACAAGGATGGCCTTTGTCACACGAGAAGGTTATTGAAAAGGTGAAGTCAGACTACCCTAATTACGTTCTCACGACACTAGAACCTATACACAGTATATTGAGTGTGGGTGACACGATAACGGGCGCCATAAGTAATGCTGTGGGTCTTATCAAGTACAAGAATCTAGACCTAGGTCAGATACATGTGGAACTCCAAGGTGTTGAGAAGTTTGTTGCTGATGAGATGGTAGTATCTGATACAGATATCAACGAGAATGTTGTAATCACTGCAGCGACCCTAGGTCACGTTGCAGTACATCACTACGAGTTAAATGGTACCCACGTAGATTTAGACTTGGCAGATATGAGTGTACCCTTGAATGCGGTACCCATAACGAACCTAGACTTCTATCTAAAAGAAAACGACAAACTTAAACAACTACGTGTTATTAAACCAGACTCAATCAATACAGTAGAGAAATTATTTAAAGAAGCCTTGAGGTCGTAATGTCCGACAATACAGCTGATTCGATCAATATTGAATCTGTAATCATTGAAGTGAAAGAATCTAAGTTATCTACTGAGATAGCGAATGGTGTCTCTGATATCGATATCTTCGAACATCTAGATAAACCTTACCTAACCGCCATATTGGGTTATACCGATAGGGATAGTGTTGTCGCCAATATGGACATCTCTGGTGGTGAAAAGATTCATATCAAGATAAAGAGTAATCGCGCTCAAACAGTAAGCGTTTCCAAAACATTCTTTATTGACAAAGTGGTTCTCTCAGATAAGAGTACAGACATATCAGAACTTTACGTATTCCATCTTATAGAAGATATCGGGTACATTTCCAGCCTACACAATGTCAATAGGTCATACAGCGGTAAACCCAGTCAAATAATCAGTAAGATATCTAAAAACTTTTTATCAAAGAAGGTCGAACAAACTCCTAACGACTTCCAATCGATGAAGGTGATTGTACCCAATCTAACTCCGGTGGACGCTATGTGTTGGGTAAAGAACCGAGCCTCTACCAAAGAGGGGTATCCATACTACTTGTATTCGACTTTGGTTGATGATGACCTACAGATGAAAGACTTAAAATCTTTAATGACATCAACATCCATAAACCCAGATAGACCATTCACATTCTCCGAGAGTGAATTCAGTGAAACTGTAAACCCTCCGACACAAAAAGAAAGAGTCATCATAAAGTATCAATCTAAGGATACCGAGAATCTATTCAAGTTGATTAAAGACGGACTCATCGGTTCGGACTATCACTATATCAACGTGACCAAGAATACAGTTGACAAGTTCTCTTTCAATGTAGATGAGGAAGTAATTAAACCTCTCAAGAAACATAAGATAGTCGACAAGGGTACGCCTTTGTTCGATGACGGTAAGTATAAAGATGTCACTGCTGATATAAAAAGTCGACGCATAAGTCAGGTTGGCGGGTCTTCTGCGCATCCTTCTGATAAGTCCTATTCGGAGAGTGAAGAAGTAGCACAGTATAGGTTGAATATCATCAATAGAGCCATGACCCACATGTTGACTAAGAGTAAGATTGATTTTGTGATAGAAGGTGTGGAACTTATGGATGGTAAAAAGAATGACACTTTGGGTAGAAAGATATCACTTAGGTTTCTACGCAACAGACTTGATGAAAACGATTCGAACGTTTACGATTCCAAAAAGTCCGGAGACTTTCTTATCTTTGCCTGCAAACACTCAATATCACGCAGTTCGTATTACGTGACAATATCCGGAGTGAAATTGTCTAATGGGGAAGTGCGATGATACCAAATAATTTTATTGAATTCTATGGAGACCAGACTCGTTGGTTCCTTGGTTCCGTTGTTGATGTGAACGACCCCAAGAAGTTGGGTAGAGTCAAGGTCGATGTGTATGGTGTGTACGATGATATCAAAGACGATGACCTACCTTGGGCCCAGATAGTTGTACCCGTTACTACAGGTATCCATGAAGGTAAAGGACAGAACCTAGGTTTGTTAGTGGGTACTCAGGTTTTCGGTATGTTCCTAGACGGGAAGAACTCTCAGTTACCTATGGTGATTGGTACTGTACCTAAAGAAGGAGACACGAACGAGAAGACAGAGGAGAACTACCCTCTCAATAAGGTGTACGAGACAGAGACTGGACACTATAAAGAGTACGATGATTCAGGTACCGGACGTATCAAAGAACAACACAAAGATGGTACGTACTACGAGATGACCGATGACGGCATCCACATCTATGGAGATACAAAGGTCACCATCCACGGCAAAGGTGAAGTCAACGTTGTTGCACCAGTAGTGTCGATTAGTGGTGATGTGGTCAAACTGAACTCATGAAGACGGAACTCCCATGTTCTGGTACAACTCTACCTACTAAGGCTGAGTTCGTTCAGGTGTACAATGATATCCTAATGATACCTAGCAAGTTGAAGGCGTACTCCGTTGCGACCCCAGACTTGGATGCTGAGGTACAGAAACAGATAGATGATGTCGTCAAACAGATAGAAGACTTTGCAGAACTACAGTCCAGTATCCTATCACCGTATTGGCAGAAAGGTCAGATACGTAACTGGCAGAAGGAAGGTAGAGAGGCATGGTCGGAACTGATTGATGAGTTCCACATCTACATCCCAGCAAAGATGTTGGAGATGATATCCAAGGTAATACCTATAGGGTTCACCGTATCCATTATGGGAATCAGTGTTGATGTACTCAAGATACTGGAAAAGGACGAACAGGAACGCATCAAGAGACAGATTACATCCGAGGTAGATAAGTTCTATGGTATGGTTCCCAAAGGGTACCAGTA